CGTGCTGCGCACTCGCCAACGTTACAAATACCATAGGGTTAGCGTGTAGCTGAAAAAAATATGTCTCAGCACACAGTTATGCTAAGATAGAGTTAACACAGAAACTCCTGGCTCGGCCCTCCGGGCCTCGGGAAGCTCGCGACATTCAAAGCCGCTCGCCAATCGGCTGTGTTTAGTCAGGTGTCTTCGATAACCAAGGGGGGCCCTTAGGGGCCCCCCTTGAACCCCCGGTTAGTGGGTTATAGTATTTGTTTGGATAGAAAAGAAAAAGTGTCGCTAATGTATATAAACGGGTTTTTTTTTTATTTTTGTTCTTTTGTGCACACAGACAGAAATTCACAAACACACTACACATCAGTGTACAGAAGTTGCTGGGCCCAGTTGTACCTAACTGATTGGTCGAGGTCAGTTAGAACGACGTAGGCGAGACCGTTCATCGACGCATACGCGTCATTGGCGCCATCGCCGAGCTGAACCTCCATGTTCAGGGCAATCTTCTTCTCCAGAAAGACACCGAGAGGGAGTCCGTCCGGGAAGTAGTTCGCATTGTCGTTTGTGACTATGGTGGTACTGTTAACTTGGCCTGGCTGAGGAACTCCCAAATACACAACCTCATCAACAAGAACGGAGTACTTGTGACGGTTCTCCCATGAGAGAGGTTGCGTGAGCTCGGTTCCAGCCGCGGTGGTATCGAGTACAATTGAGAGTGGCCAGGTAGCAGCCTCATCTTCTTCCTTAAGCCTCACCACGATGACTCGGGCGGTAGCTGCCCCAGATGGATAGGATTGGAGACTCTGAAAAATGCCGTCCGGGAGCGCAGAACGAATAGTCATCCGAAGATCCATAGACTTCGCGCGAATCCGATCACCAATGCGCTCATTGTCGCTAGTGCCCTTGACGGGGAAAATCCCGTCAAAATGTAGGAGAGAGGCACCAGCGAAGGTGCGAGCAGTGGCGGGATTCGGGAGCTGAGAGAAAGTAAACTTGACCTCAGGCTTGGTCTCCCGGCTGAGCTTCTTGACTTGCTTGGCGAGTTGTGCGACAGTAGCCTTCTGCTTGCGGCCCACACGGCGAGCCCCAGAGCGACGAGCACGACCAACAGAGCTAGCAGTGTTGGAAGTAGTGTCGGATCGAACAACACGTGGCATTTTAGTTCAGTTATGATTGAAATTTTGGTTCATCATGAAAAAAAAAGTAAGTTTATATATAGGGATTTTTAGTCTATACTCAACTGGACTAGATCAAATCACTCTTCATCACTATCAAAAATAGAAATGTACACCCTCTCAGGAGTCTTGGCAGGGTCCGGGACGGGTTCAGGCGTAGGCTCCCACTCAAAGTCGGTAGCAGTAAAAAGCTGCGCATTCTGCCGATGAAGAACTTGAGGACTCGGAGGAGGTGTCAGAGAGCTCCTCACGACACCGAAGTGAGTGGACGTAAACCGCCGCTCCAAAGCTTGGATATCCACTTCTTTCACTTTCGGGTCCGTCGAAAACAGTTCCCGGATGGTATAATTCGAAGTCACGATAATAGTCTTCGGTCGAATCTGAACCAGAGAGCCCTTCATCTCCACTGGAAAGGAGTACTTGTCCGTCCACCTCTTGAGAAAGGAATAGAGGTAGGAATGAGATGTATCCAGGTCATCGATAATAACGGTCTCCTGATTCGAGTACCCATCCCACCACTTGTTGGGAAGTTTGTCGTAATGCTTGTTGTCAGTCCCAAGTCGCGCAGTGTAGCTTTTTCCCGTCCCAGGTGGCCCATAGTACCACTTACCACAGACACCATCAATCGATGGGAGAGGTTGTTGATGATCAGATTGAATGGTCTTGAAAGCTCGAAGATGAGGAATGAGAACATCACGAGAGATGTCCCAAATCCTACCTGCCTTGGCAAGCTCAAAGCCTTCCTCAAGACGGGCCAGGCGAGTGGCAGTGGCGTCAGCTGTGCGGACTTTTGGAAACTCGCCATCCTCAAAGAACTTGCCGTCCTTCTTGCAATAATCAGAAGCCTGCTTGGGAGTACCCTTCATAGGTTCCCAATGAGCAGCAGGCAAAATCTTCTTGCAGCCAGTCAAACGCTTCTTCTGTTTGAAGATGATGTAGCCCTGAAGATGAGGAGTACGCTCCAGGAGACCTTCTTCTTCGCCATAAACCAAATACGTGTAGAGATCAGTCGTAAGACGGAGCTTGTCACGTGACGTCCAGTTGTTGAGAGTAAAGCACCAATGCTTAGCATAAGTAGGAGTTTTCCCAACAGTACCGACTAAGTCAAGGTCTGCCATAGTTAAGTATCGGAGATTGAAAAAAAGTATAGAGAGAACAGACTTTTATACAGGAATGGTTCGTCTCGAGCACTTTGGTCCGATACGAACGTGGGGGGTAATACTGTCCCCCACGTTCTGGACCCATTCCTTATATAGTAAAATTTTGATGATCAGTGGAAGATCAGTGAAAAATCACATGTCACTGCGCAGAAAGGATATATGCAGACAGAAATAGGCAGGGTATTTCGGATATATTATCTGCGACTGATGAGGTCATCAAAAAAACACAGAAAGTTCTTTTTTCTGCGTAGAGTCTTGTTCTCGGAGTTTTCGGCATTAGTTTCTCTTTTATATCTTACTCCCCGTATCGCACGGGAAGCGCTTTGTTGTTCTGTAATTGGGGAGTGTAGTAGAAAGCGTTCTTTGCTCGGCCCTCCGGGCCTCGGGTAGCTCGCGCTGCGCGCTCGCCTGGGCCCTTCGGGCCCAGCGTGGCGCATTCATACGGAGAGTTATTACCTCCGGTGGGATACGATGCTCGTGCTGCGCACTCGCCAACGTTACAAATACCATAGGGTTAGCGTGTAGCTGAAAAAAATATG